GCCTCGGTTATATAAGCCCCGCTCACGATGAAGCGAAAATAGTTCTGCCCGGCCTCGATCACGATGCCTTGCGTGACTGAGAACTGAAAGGTTATGTCGCGCGGCGGCGGGACGTTGTTCGCCTGGTTCTTGTTGCCCTGACGACAGATACCAACGAATTTAGTTCCCGGCCGTGTCGTCGCTCCGCCTCGGTAGGAGGCGAAGAAATTGCGCATCGTGGAGCAGCCAAGTTTATACTTTGAAAGATCGACGCGACCATAGATGGCAGGGGATAGCTCGCCGGCGTTAAATGCAGTCTGGATTACTGGAATGGTCATTCGTTATTCAGAACGTAAGGCCGTCCGGGAGTCCTAGAGAATCCCAGCCGGCGCCATAATACATGCTGCCAGGTCCGCCCGAATTCCAGGCCCAGTTCACACCTCTCGTCTGCCTTGCGGCAATCCACGAAGCAGTCCTGTCTATTGAGCCAATCTGTTCATTCCCATTGATAACCCTCGCCTGATCCACGAATCCCTTCGTCGCCGCTGCTTGTTGGTTGTACTGCGCCTCATTCCTGGCCAGCGCGTTGATGAAGTAGCATCCGAGATAAGCTGTCGCCGCCGACAAAAAGAGCGGGTCCCAAAGATCGGGGAACTGCGACAGATCGCGGGTGTAGACACCCTGTGCCTGTGCGAGATTGGTCAGAATGACCTCGATCGGATTGCCCGATGCATCGAAGTCGGTTCCCATCACAAATGGGATGCCAGTCGGAGCGGGCGCGACCCAGGCCGTTTGATTCGGCGTCGTGGTCAGCGGGACGCCAGGCGGCTGTACCGGAACGGTCGGCAACATGAACCGCATCCGGAGACAGTCAGGCGGTTTCAGATATGAGAACAGCCACGGTTGCGGCGGCGGGTTGTTGCTTGTCACGCCGTTTACGAGAGCTTGCTTCCAGGTCGTTAAAATGACCTGACCTCTGCAAAAGTCCCAATTTGCCGCCCTCAGAAGGGCTCTGATGCGTGGTGTATAATTTAGACTTGCAACCTTAGCGGCAGGGACGTTGTCAGATAGAGCGTTTAGGAATATACGTTGGCCTATCTCGCTCAATGCCAGGTTGCATACGTCCGTAGGAACCACAACTCACCTCCTCAATCTCCGGAGGGATCGGCCGGTTCCGCTTCGATGGTCTCCCCCTCGAATTGAGGCGTCTCTGGCTTCGGCGCCTCGAGCGCGGTCATCGGTTTCAGGCCGAGCGTGGCCATTCCCTGGTGCCCCGGCAGAATGGGGCGGTCAATCGCCGGGTGCGCGTCCGCCGAATGAACGGTGAGGGCATCTAGCGCCTTCTGCGCCTCCCACGTCGGGAATACAGGCACCCCGGCCGATGCGGTGATATCGTGGGCCAGATCGGTGCGGAACACGGCATCTGGCCGATTCTCGACCGGCGCCATTTGGGTAATCCTGGCGTTCAGGTGACCATTGGCCAGCGCCTCACTTTCCTCCGCGACATCGACAGTGTGTCGGCCCATTGGAAAGTCGTCTGGCATCATGACCTCTTCACCGGCCTCAACGATCCGGCCACCAGCGTATGCTTTCGCGAGGAAGCGAACCAGTTTCACTCGGGGGACCTTGGCGGAGCGGGCGTTGGAGTGGCTGGTGCCGGGGCAGGCGGCGTCGGAAGCGCACCGATGACCCTTTGTTCGCGTGCGTCATCCACCTCGTGCTGACGTTGGGCTTGTGCCGCCTGGGCCGCGGCAACCGCCGCCTGACGGTCTGCTTCAGCTTTTGCCTCAGCCTCAGCGGCAGCCTTAGTCACCGCTTCCTGGGCCGCGCTCTCGGCGCCGACATCAACCGCGTGATCTGGCACGACATAATCGTCCGGCATCAACACCTCTTCGCCCGGTTCGACGATGCGCGCGTTGACGTACGACTTCCTGTAAAACCTGACCAGTTTCATTGTCCGTTCTCCATCATGGCCCGCACCGCCCCTTCATCGGACAAGATTAAGCCGCCCGTGCTACGGCGCGCGTAACCAGCCGATATCAGCGTGGCCTCAGTCTCAGGCGTCATCACGGGCCGTAGTAACTTGTTTACACCCATCTGGCGCAGCGCGGATGCCGAGGCGTCATCAAGCGGTGTCATCAGCTTCTGACGATGCTGCGGCGGGACGCGGGAGATGATCGGAGTGACGGCCATCAGTCGTCATCTTCTCCAGGTTCTTCACGTTCCTCGTCCTCGGCAGCCATGAAGACGAAACCCATCTCGAACCGCATTTTAACACCATCTCCGGTATCTTCAATGCGTTTCGAGGTAAGTTTACACATACCGCTGATATGAATCATATCGCCAACGTCACAATCTTCTGTTTCGATCCCGAGCTTTTCGAGTTCCTTTTCGGTCAGGCAGATGCACAGCCCAGGAGGGATATCCGGCATTTCAGAGATCGCCGGCGGAAACATATTTTCAAGTCGATCTTCCGCCTTCTCTTCGGGAGAGCGCGTCATATCGACCATATTTCTGAAACCAGCCATGCATTACGCTCCCGCCGCAAGGATCAGGTGCCTTCCTCAGTGCCGCCCTCACCTTCGGACTCCTCGGTCCCAGCCTCTGGTCCTCCGGCATGTCGAGCACCCATTTCGCGGTGCATTTTTTCGTGGCGAGTATGCATGTTCCGCATCTCGTCGTTGTGGCGTTTGTTCATGTCCTCGTGGGACTCGCTGTGATGTCCGGTGACGCGCAACAGATGCTCCCGCTCATGCCGGTGCCGCATTTCGTCATGCTCGCGCATCCTGGCATGGTGTCCCTCAGCACGCTCACCGGCCTGGACATGATGCGTTTCGATCCCGTCCGTCCCGGCCATGACATCGCCCCTGGCCTCAGTGCCGGACTTTCCCTCGTCCTTCGTCTCAGTCTTGCGGGGGGGATCGCCAGCGGTCTTCTCAGCCTTGGCTTCGGCCTTCTTCGGTGCTCCGCCTTCGGAGCGAGGCGTATCGCCTTCCTCTTGGTCGCCGATCCGGGGACGTTTGCCATACATTCGTTCGGACGCGGGCTTTTTCGCTGCTTCGGCCATGATCAGCCCTTCCTTACGGCTTTTGGTCGGTAGAGGCGGTCGGCCTTGGATTTTGCACCGTGATGCATTCCCATGAGAGTCGATGCCAGCCGCGCCTCTTTCCCAAGTTTGCCGGGAGCATCCGCTTTTTCGGAAGCGAACTCCCGCGTGGTTTCACCGGCTTTCTCCGCTTTCGCGGCGAATTGCCCGTGCGCGTTGGCTGTCGCTTTTTTGATCCATTTCTTAGCCATGTCGCGCGACTTTCTTCTTCCCGTACATCTTCTCAGACCGGGAGTTCTTCACCTTCTCGGGCAACTTACCGCCAGTGTCGCTCGCCATGAATTCCTGCCCAACGGCCTTGGGAATCCCAAGCGTAGAATTGCCAGCCGACGCCGAAGCCATGGCTCCGCGTTGTGCTTGAGAGACGTTCGGCACCTTACCTTACCACCCGCCCAACGATCGCCGCCTCGGTCGGTGCTGGCGCGAGGCGCGGCGCCCCAAGATCGGGCTTCTGCGGTTGCGCGGCCTGCGCCGCCACCACCTTTGGCGGACGCCCTGGCCCGCGCTTGACAAGGCCCTGATCGAGATGCGGCATCGCCGGCACGCCCGATGTGGGTTGCGGCACCGCGATAACCGGCGTTGGTGTATTCTGCGCCTGGCGCTTCGCATCCGCCATCGCCGTGTCCAGCAACACACCGCGATCCGTCGTCAACCCGAAGAACGACCGTCCATTGCGATGCGCGACCTCGCGCGCCCCGATCTCCAACCGTTCGATCAGTTCCGCCATGGCCCGCTTCGCCGGATCATTGATCGGCACCATCGACATATTCGGCTCGCCGATATAGTCGATGGTTGTCCCGCCCGGAAAGTGCGTGTCGTCCAGGTAAACACCGGGCTCATTCACCAGATACCGCGGTGCCTCGCCAACGAACCGGCCCTGCACGACGGTATCCCGTTCCAGCGCGGCCAGCCGCTGACGCAAGGTTTCGTTCTCGCGAAACAGCGCCGCGCTGTCCTGCGCCCGCAGAACGTCGTTCTGGTTGTTGGACTGGGATGGATCGTCGGACATATAGAAAATCCTTTAATATCAAACGACTGTGAATCCGGCCCCGTATTGATCTAGTGTCCCCGCGCTATCCGCCCGCGCCAGCACGATCCCGCCGATGATCGATCCCGTGGAGATCGTCTCACCAGCGTTGGCGCCGGTCACCACGACGTTCATGCGGTAGTACAACGGCAGCGCCACACCCGAGGGACGCCGAGGGACAGCAAGCGGGAACACAGCGGCACCAGCCGCGAAACTGGCTGTCGATGCCGCTCCAGTTTCAGCGTAGGTCGTCCAATGGGTGGAGTCGGTCGATCCCTGGAACTGCGCGTTGATCTGCATCGAAGCACAGGACGACGTGATCGCCGACGCGATGTTCACCGCGACCTGCGGGATTTCTTCGCCCGGACCAATACCGAGGTCTCGGGCGTTTCCGAGGTTGATCACGAGGCCCGTGCTCGAACTCGCGGTCCCGACACCGACAAGGGACATCGCCTCGCCAGAGGTCATATTGTAGGCCGTGCCGGTGTGGAAAAAGAGGAGGGTTTGGTCGAAGAGCATGGCGTGATTCCTATCCGGTCAGCGGCGAGGTCAGGGTGAGGTCGGAGGGCAACTTCGCGCCCTTCGTTCGATTACAGGACATGTGGAGGAGTTTGGTATTCTCACGAGTGTTGTGACCGCCGCGCGCCATCGGTTCCCAGTGGTCAATCTCGGGAATTTCATCGCCAAACGGTTTGGCACAAAAGGCGCAGATTCCAGCCTGTTCAGCCAGCACATCATAGATGTCAACCAATGTGAGGATGCCGGGAACGCCAAGCCGTTTCGCGCGTGAGTTTTGTGCCTTCAGGCGCATGTGGAACACGTTTGAGGGATCAGGCCATTTGCGAAGATAGTCTTCCAGTTCGGCGACAATCAGACGAGCAAGAGCACCGTGAATACCAGGGACGCGCCCCTCGGCGATAGCGCGAGCCGCGGTCCGTTCTCTGGCGCGACGCGCGTCTTCGGCTCTGAATTTCTCCAAGTCGGTGTTTTTGCTCTTTACGAAGTTCGCTCGGCGATGAGCGATACGCTCCTCATCGGAAAGAACACGCACACCGCCAGATTTCCCAGGCTCACGACCTTTGGCGATAGCGATTATTGCCCGTGCCGCCGTGCGCCTCGCCAACGCGCGCTTTGAACGTTTTTTGTTTTGAGCGCGCTTATTAGCTGCTTTTTCCTCTGGCGTCAGTCGCGCTGGGCGTCCGATCCTTCCCGGTTCGCGGCCTTCGGCGATGGCCTTCGCATCCCTACGCGCCTTCTGCCATTCGAGATTGTGCGCCTGTCGCTCAGGCGACCATTCCGCATAGGTCGAACCGTACTTTTCGCGATCCTTGGCATCCCACGTCACGACTTTTATCCTCTCCAACAATGAGGACGCGATGATACCGGCGACGGGCGCCGGTGTCAATCGTAATCCTACCACAGGTGAGGAGAAGTCCAATGAAATGTGATCCTTTCGTTCAGTTCGTTACACCAACGTAGCTTCCGTGGTCAGGAGGGTATCTGCGACCCTGATGGGGATTCCGCGGAATTCAATCACAGGCTCACCCGCGTATTCCTTTGGGCCTAGGAGTACATTCTTATCTCGGATAGCTTGCACATCGAGCGACTCTCTTGCGGTTCTGCAACAATAAAAAGCCGGCATGATCCCCGGCGCCGGCTCGTCAGGCGCATCCGTTTCGGTGATCGCCGACGCGCGCTTGGTCAGCGTCGGGAAGCGAACGACGGCTTTGGACATGAGCAGGAACAGGTCAGGCGGCGTGGTGCCGAACAGGCCCTGTGCGCCGGTCGTGGTATCGATGTTGGCGATGCGGACGTTGTAGCGCCAGTCTTTGGTGACCAGGCCGGCGTTCCATTCGAAGTATGACGTGTAGGCCGGGAATGGATTGTTGGCCGCGTCGTAACCGGGGACGATGTCGCCGCGATCCTCGAACACGAGACCGGCCTTGGTCCCCTTGGGATAGATACCGAAGTTGGTCATGTCGCCCCAGCCGGTGAGCCAGAGCGAGCAGTTCGACGATCCGGTGCCGCCCGCGTTGAGGCAGTTCTGAGCGTTGGCCGCTGTCGCGGTGCTGATCGTGTTGTAGCGCGGCGAAAAGCCGGTGAACTGCGACGGATTGGTACCGGAGTTGCCGTAAAAGAACGTGGTCGCCATCTGTTGCGACATGCCTTCGAGGAAGGCCGAGTCTTCCGTCATTCTGATCTGCGCGACCTTACCGCCGAGTTCGGCGACGCGCTTGTCGATCTGGCTGTACGCGGCCAGGAAGCCGAGCCCATCGGTGACCTGCGCAGTGGTGGAACGCGCATAGGGCACGCCAGCATAGGCGACGCGCCAGGTGCCCTGCGGGAGTCCGGTGCGAACCGTGGACTTGTGGCCCGTATCGAGATTCGACTCGGTCCAGGTCATATCCCGGAAGAATTCGTTGGTCTGACTGAGCAGTTCCGCGATGGTGTCGATCTCCCCTTCGGGGTCCATCCGGCGCGCGGCATCCATGAGGGAGAGGAAAGCCATCAGGCGACTCCTGGCGTGTTACGATAGAGACGTTCGGCCCGCGATCCATTCCGAACTGGGGTCTGCGGTAGCGTTGGCGTGACGATGCGAGGTGTTTCGACGAGGCGAGACGCGGCCCAGTTCACGAAGCGCAGCACCTCGGGATGGTCTCCGGCGCCCGTCATGGTGAATACGTCACGCACCGCCTGGAGGCGTTCGGCCCCGGCATGTTGGCCGTACATCGTCATCAGGCCGCCCATGCGTTGAAGACTGGTGTCCTGGCGATTGCGGCCGATCTCGGGATCGTCGCGGAACTTCGCCTTCCAATCTTCGATGGTCCTGGTCCAATTTTCGCGCTGGAGCGTGGCCATCTGTTCGGCGGCGGACTTCGATTCGGAGATGTAGAGATCGACCAGCTTTTGGCCGAGTTCCTGAAACGCGGCGTGGGCCGTTTTCGGATCGGCGGCGACGCGCTGCTCGAACTCACCAAGCAATCCGGAGAAGCCGGTCAGTTTCTCGGCTTCGAGCGTGACGCCTTCCGGGAGGGTGAACGCATCGTAGACCGGTGGCGCGACAGGTTCCGGTGGTGTTTCCGGTTTCGGCGGCTCTTCAGCGGCGGCTTCCGCTGGGGCTGGCTCTTCGGGTTTCGGCGCTTCCTCTCCAGTGGCCGCGCTCAGAATGCTTGGCGTCGCCTCTGGGGTCGGCTCTGGCGTGGCTACTGGTTCTGGGGTCGCGACTGGCTCGGGAGAAGGGGACGCCGGGGCTTGCGGCGTGGGTGCCTCAGCCGCCGGCGCCGAGTTGCCAACCGTTGGTCCCGGCTCAGCGGCGGCTGGTGCTGATACGGATTCGCTCATTGTATCTGGTGTTCGGCGAACATGGTCGCGAACTGCGCCGGGTCACCGGCAAGGAATCGTTGGAGCAGGCGGAGTCCCGCCTCTCGCTCACCGGCCTGAAACCCGTTTTCGTAAGCCGAACCTGACAATGCGATCCTCTGTTCGAACACATGCAAACTCGTCAGCACGCCCCAAAGCCACTCCCGGCCCGTCGGTGTGCTCAGGATCGATGCCTCCACATCCCGCAGGCGGCGCTCGCGCATCGCTGCTTCGGCTTTCACCCTGCGGTCCCGCTCCGGGTCGATGTGATCGTAGGAGCCTGGGTCGGGCGTGAGGCCGAGGATCGGCTGTTCGTCCATATTCGGGAAATTCGCTTAATTTCGGGGGGTTGCAAGCGAAACCACACCCCAATATACTGCCTTGCGAAAACATTCCGAGACACGTCCACGTTGTTATGAGGCTAAGGATGGGCTCAACCGCTTCCGCCTATGCCAACCGGATCACCGTTTGTGTCACGGACAGGCATCGAGAGTTTCTTTTTTCCGGAAAGCGGAATTATCAGGTTAATATGTCGGATTTCGTCCGGCGCCTGCTCGATCGGGTTATCGAGGCTGATTTCATGCCGCCGGCATCCGACTTGCCGGAGTGGGAGAAGCGGCGGTGAGCGAGATGACCCATCGCCTTCGTGACCTCGTTCTCGACATGCGACTGGATCATAACCCAACTGAATGCGGCGACTGCGCGATGCATGTTGTTCGTTGCCTGATGACGGCGATGCGCAAACCGACTGAGGCAATGATCACGGCTGGCGCAATTCGATGGCACGAACCGCTTCATTACGGCGAGACCCGTATGCCATACCTCGGTGACGCTGGCGCGTTGGTGTGGGAACGCGCGATCGACGCGGCGCTGAAATGATACCATTCCCCATTATCACCGCACCCCGCGATGGTCGCACACTTCTCCTGCACAGTCCTAATGACCTGACATGGCGCGGCAGACTCGTAACCGAGATGTCGCGCGAGGAGTTAATCACGGCGCTTATCCAATCAGAAAAGGCTAACCGCATTCGGCAAGAAGGCATTGAAAAGAGTTACGAGCTACTGCGCGGTATTTTGGAAAGACGCTCGACGTGAATCACCTCATCCTCACGCTCGGCTGCCACCGAAGCGGGACTTCGTTAATCGCGAAATCCCTCGAATGCTTCGGCGTCTCCCTTGGCCCGAATGCGGACTGGAGCGGGCCAGATAATCCACGTTCTTTCGCGGAAGACCGCGATGTCTTGGCGATCAACGAAGAAATACTATCGCGCGTGGGGTCTGCGTGGGATGATCCGACCCCGCTTGATCCCTACGCATTTTGGCCTTTCGATCTGCGCGGCGGCATCGACTGCGCTCTTTGCACATTGTTGGAACGTCATCGATTTCCTCAACATCCACTCTTTGGCCTGAAGGAGCCGAGGCTATGCCGCCTGTTGCCAGCATGGCGCAATTCGTTGGACCAGATCGGTTGCAAGGTCTCCGCCGTCCACGTCGTCCGTCATCCCCACGCGGTCGCGAAGTCACTGGAAAAACGCAATGGCATCCCGATAGAGCGCGGCCTGGCGCTGTGGCTGGAATATACCCGACGGGCGCGACTCGATGTTGACCCGACGTGGCGCTCAGTCACGGTCTCCTACGATCGCTTCATGGCCGATCCGGTTTTCGAACTGGCGCGGTTGGGAACAGGTCTTGGTCTACAACAGGACGCGGAGCGTTACATCGCGTTCCTGAACGACTTCGTTGACCATGGGTTACAGCATCACCATCCCGGCATCCGCGAATTACCGCCCGACATAGCGAAGGAATGGGCGCTGGCAGAACAGAGAGCGAAGGCATGAACGACCGGGACCAGCCCTGCGGAACCTACCAGTTCTACAGCCATCAGAAAGGCACCTACGGTCTTTGCCGTCCGTCCGGACCACCGCTCCCATGGTGGGCCGTGAAGAAGATCGACAAAATGCAAACCAACGTACGCCCCGATGAAGGATACGGGTGTTTGGCGAGGGTGGTGAGAGCATGAAATTCACATGGCATAAGAGGTGGGTTCCGGTTCGTCGGTTCGACCCATCCAGGCGCTCCTTTCTGATTGGCGCGACCGCTACCGCGTTGCTCGCCCCAACGGTGGTGCGCGCGGAACTGCTGATGCCGGTCCGCAAGTTGATCGTACCAGAACCCGTGGCATTGCTGACAAAGCGTGTCGTGGTCAGCCTCGAAGGCTCGATGGACCAGGAGAACTGGTTCCCGATCGTTCGGGCCGTTGGAGGCGAAGGTACCGTTCTTCGGCCCGAGAACTTCCCGCTGCTGAACATCGAACCGAAGTTCACGCGCCAGATATTCACGCCGGAATGGAAAGCGGAAAAGTCCGATCTTTCTCCCAGCAATCCAAAGCTGGTCCATGTCTATGAGCGGATGGCGAAACTCTATAAAGGGCCGTCCCGGCCATTGATCGTCACCTAATGGCCCGCGCAGCCCGCGTCGTCGCAGTCCCCCGGGGAGGCACCAAGGAGATCGGTGCCGGTGTCTCCATGCGTCTCATGGCGGGGTCAATGGGCGCACCGCCAGCGACATTGCCAGTGACGGAAGATATCGGCGCGACGGATCGGTTCGGGGCGCCGTTCGCGGATGATGCGAAGTGGGCCGATGAGGTCAGGCAACGTGAGGCGGCCGCGGGTCTTCCAGCAGTCGAGCGTCAGATCAACCCTCCTTTGGTAGGGATTGATTACTCACCAGCTATTTCCCTGAAACCTGGTACCGTTCCGAACGGTTGGCGCGGTCTCCCTCGGGAAGAAGCCGACCTCTCCCCTTTGCCCCCGCGCTTCTCCCTCGAAATCGAGCGCAAGGACGACCGCTGGAAGGTGACAGCCCCTGGCGTGCATCTCGGGTTATGGAAGTCCGGGCCTGACCTGATGGTGATCGTCGGCGAAGCTCTGGCGACGCTGGCGGAGATGGTCGGCGTGGATGGCGTGGTGCCAGCGGCGAAACGGAGGAAGAAGTGATCGAACTCCGGATTCCGATATCCCCCACTACCAGCTTTTTGAGCCGCGTCGTCCTCATGGCCACGAGTATCAGGCGGTTTCATCCTGATACGAAAGTCATAGCGTATATCGGACAGGCACAAGGCAGAACGCTGGACGCGACCGGGCGCGCTCTCAGAGCCTTTGCCGGTCACGATATCGGTTTGTGCTGGATCGGCGCTGATGACTTCAACGCATGGACTGATACTCGCTCACCTTATCTGGCAACGATGAATGCGCGCTGGCACGCGGAAACCAAAGCCGACCACATCATCATCGCCGACGCTGATATCATCTTCACCCACCATCTTGAATATCTGTTCATGCATGATGCAGTACTGGGCGTCATGGCGCACGTGAGGCCAATGTCGGAACAAGACATGCGATACCTTTACAACATCGCCGGTGCTGATTGGAATGCCACTGGCAACCATCCCTACAGCGGAAACGGCGTCATGGGTCCGATTGACGCATCCGGCCCGTTCTATGTCAATTCCGGCTTTGTGTTCATTCCGCGCACCTATTTCGAAGCGATGGTGCCGCATTATCATTACGCGATCGGCATAATGAGATCAGCGATGCGTGACACGTACTGGTTTGATCAACTCGCGCTCGCCCTGGCCGTGGCGCGGTCCGGCGTCCCGTGCACCGCGCTACCGTTGCGATTCAACTTTCCCAATCAGGCCGCCTTCGATACCGCGCATCCGCGTGAACTGGATAGCATTCGCGTGCTGCACTACCTGCGGGAAGACGTGATCAACCGAACGACTGACTTCGAGAGTCTGCCGGCGATACGACGACTCGTGGCACGAACTGATCTGAAAGGGTCGAACGAAGTCTTGCGTCGCACCGTGGCGGAGGTCATGGGATGTTTGGAACCAGCGCGGTTGGAACGGGCGGAGGATGCACCTTATGCCTGACAACCCCTGGTCCACCCTCGCCCGCGAGTACGGTCCTCGCGCTGTTATGAACCCAACAATAACCGACGCGGAATACGAAACCGAGACTGCCCGCCAGATCAAGATCATCTTTCCGTTGCTCGCGGGACATTTGACTGGCTACAAACGCGCCGCGTTGGATTACGGCTGCGGAAGCGGAAGATTCACCGGGCCTCTCAACCGCCTGTTGCGGGGGAAGGTTCCCC